CAGCGTCGGCCTGCAGGAACGTGTTGCCCATGGTGAACAGGTCGGATAGCAGCTTGGCGGTACCGGGATCGAGCACCTTCGACGCTAACAACGCCTGCAGAGTGCTGGCAGCACCTACAATGTCACCAGTAGCGAGGCTACCGAATACGGAGGCTGCCTGCAGCGCGGCCTGCGCCTTGGCGTACTTGATGGCGGGGGTCGCGGACCCGATGGCGATGGCCGCAGCCGTAGCCCCCTCCGCGATGATCTGCTCGAACGGCTTGATCGTGAAACTCATTGGTGACTCTCCTCGGTTGATAAAATAGGGTTGTTCGTGGATCGGGACGATGTAGTTGAAGTCGTCGAGGTGGTCGAAGTCCCCGGGTCGTCATCGTCCGGGGTGGGGTCCGACCTCCGGTGCCGACTCAAGAAATACGCCACAGCCGTACCCGCCAGCCCTAAAAGGCCCGTAGCAAGGGTAACGGCCAAGGTTACAAGTTTATCATTAACGGTGCCCGGCCAAAAGAGTGCTACGATCGTAACCAGCACGAGCAGGAGCAATCCCCCCACCGTCATGTAAGCCAAATTCGCCTGGGTTTTAGCTACAAATAAATCAGTGTCAGGCACGACTCACCCCTATTGGATCACTATTGGATAGACGCCGCCATTGCCAAACCCGAATTTCGTGCTCCACGTCCAGGTCGCGGTACTGCCCGAGTAGCCGTAGGTCGCCGAAGCCGAGGTCTTGGGGCTTCCCGACGCGCCGGATGCAGTGATCTTCGTAAAGACGCTTTGACCTGGATTGGCCGATAGGCCCGTCACCTGCAGGATGCCATGGGCCGCGTTGTCGTAAAGGGAGGCGATGGTTCCCCCCAGATAGCCGTTGTTGGTCAGCGATCCGATCAATACTGTAACAAAACCCGTGTAGCTCGCAGGCGAGTTGAACCCTGCCGTCATGCTGCCCCGGTAGCCGCTCGCATAGCTTAAACTTCGCGCCATGAAGGTCATGCGAGCGCCTGCACAGCCGAGCCTAAAAAGTAGCCGCTCGAATCCTTAGTGATCACCCACAGGTCGGTGCCGCTCGCGGTTGCTGCCGGGGCAGTCCCGTTCGGCCATTTGATGGCATTGCTCCAAGTGATCGTGTAGCTTGAGTTATTGCTAGTGCGGAAATTGATCGTCTGCCCGTTCTGCGCGTTGGAGAGCGAGATCGTGCAATTGGCGGTGAGCGTCGCCGAAAAGTAGTTGCCTCGCGAACAGTCCAAGGTGAGCGACGAACCGGAATTGCCTTCCGCGATCTCCGGCGTGTACGCACCCCCGTTCGCCTGCAGCGCCAAGGTGTTGGCAGCAGGGGCGGCGATGATGATTTCGCCGGCCGCCGTCCACGAAATCGTATTGGCCGATCCGTTGTAGCCGAGAACGCCGTGCCCGTCTCCGAAGGTTTCGAGCAGCACATGGCCCGCGTTGTTCGAGACGTAGAGTGCGTTGTCAGCGGACGTGGTGCCAGCCGTAATTTGCAGCCCGTAGGACTGCCCTGATGTGGACGATCCAATAATAGATACGGTGGACTGGTTGGCAAACCCGGTAGCCGTTAGAGCCACACCGCTGCTCGGAGCCGCAATCGTTACCGCGCCGGCTGCCGTCCACGAGATCGTGTTAGCGGAGCCGTTGTTGCCTAGGCTGCCCGAGCCGTCGCCCGTGATCTGGGCATACACCTTCGAGGCAGCGGCATTGGAGATGTACAGGGCAGTGTCGCTAGAGTTCGTGCCGGCAATAATGGCCGGGCCAAAGGACTGCCCGGTTGTATTGGGCGACGTGAAGATAGCGTTGTAATGGCCGGCAACAGCGGTGACGGCGAGTGCCGTTGCAGCGCTCGGCGGATATATCGTCACGCCGCCGCCGATAGCTATGTTTAGCGCGTTCGAGTAGCTTAACGTAGATCCAGCGGATACGGACGCGGCAGTGTTTACCGTGAGTCCGTTTGCGGGATGCATGTTCATCTGCGTAGAGCCGCCAGTAGTTTTAGCGATGTACCCAATGCCGCTGTTGTAATACCCGTTACTGACAAGATACAGCGCGTTGCCTTGCGACGCATTGTACGTGAACAAACTACAGTTGCCAAAATCCAGCCCGGCCATGACGCCGGCCCAGTTCGACGGCCCCGTAGACGACGAAGCTCCTGACGGCGAGTACAATGCCAACTGCACGGCGCCATTAATTCCGAACTGAATAGGAACGGTGTTGGCGGTCCACAAGTTCAACGCCTGCCCCGTTTTACCTCCGGTTAGCTGTGCCGGAGATAATCCAGACCCCTGCATTTGCAGGTAGCCGTTGTCACCGGCGTAGGCGGTTAGCTGAAGCGCGGCCGAGGAGTTGGCGCCGGAGCTGTTATTCGCGATCTGCATGTATGCGATCGTGTTGACGGACCCCGTCAACTGTAAGGTCGGACCCGACGACGCGAGTCCGATGCTAACCGGAGCGGTTAAGCCGATCGTCGCGTACTGCGTGATGTTGCCGCTAATCGTGATACCGTTAGCGCCGACTGCGTTCCGCACATCCGCGAGCTGAAGTCCGGTCTTGATCACGTTCTGGAACCACTGCTGGCTCCACTGAGCCGGCACGCTGTTGCCGAAGCTCGCGTTCGTGACGCCCGGTTTTGAGGTTAGAGAGGCCATCAGTATTTACCCGGCTCGATGTCCGCTTGCACGTCCACCATGAACGACGGCGAGGCGTCCGAGATCCTGAACTGCGTCACAAGGCTGCGGTGCTGGCCAAGGTTCCACCACACCGCGCGGTTGTCCGTGTCTCCGGGCAGCCCGAGCGTCTGCGTCTGGTCGCCCGCCGAGACGAAACTTTGGCCCCAGTTATCCGATAGCAGCAAGTCTACGCGGGGCGCGACGCCCGGCGTCGGACCTTGGCCTGCGGTGCAGACCAGCTCAAGCCGGCGCGTCACAAGGCGGTAGTTCGCGAGATAGATAGGCTGGCAGGTTACCGCGACCACGACCGGCGTTGAGCCGAACTCCAGCGTCGTGGTAGGGTCGAGATAACCAATCGCGTTCGACACAGAGCTTCCGACCAGCTGCAAGCCGAACGCGTTGAACCACACGAGCGGCTGCCACTGAACCTCCTGCCCGTTGATCTCCGACGAAAGGTCGATCCACTGCTGGGTGACGCAGTCGTAGGCGAGCGAGCGCTGTAGCAACGGGATAGTCAGGACGTAGAACGGATGCCCGCCGACGGTCGGCGTAAGCGCGTAGCATCCGGCAAGCTGGCCGTTAACCGCTGCAAGCTGAAGGATCGCCTCGACGCCAGCGTTCGACACTTTAACCGGCGTCTGGCCGCTACGACGGCGCACGGTCAAATCATTCGCGACCCAGAACGGTGAGTTGTCCTGGTTGGCTACGGCATACGTGCAGAACGGGTTTGTGCCGTAAGGCATGTAGGTGTCTGCGGCGGTCGAGAACGGCGTGCCCGTAGCGTTACCGGTGTTGACGTAGCCTTCAGTGGAGCGCGAGCCGAACATGATCACTTCGCGGTGATCGACGCACATGGCGAAGAACGGGTCGGTTCCGAACTGCCGTGTAAACGACGCCGCCGTCGCGAAGGTAATCGGGTTGCCGGCGCCCTCTGCTATGTAGCCGTCATCGTTAAAAAACGTGAACGAGCCGTTTCCCGCGTTGTTGTTGGCGAGGAATACCAGATAGCCGTCAACGAACCACACGTCGAGCGCACCGCCCAGCGTGTAGAAAAACGAAGTGCTGCCGCTGTTGGGCAGCTGCGCGAACGCGCCTAACCCGATGCCGGTGGCAGGCAGCGTGTATGTAAAGAGGTAGTCGGTGCCCGGCACCAGCACCACCATGCAGTTTGTGTTGTCGGACATCCGGACGAACCCAGTACCTGGGATCGACACGCCAGCGGAGACGTTAGTCGTCGTTCCGGACTCGTTCAGCACGTAGAGGCTGGAGCCGACGACGATATAGACGATCCCGCGCATCTCCCAGATGCCGCGCACGGCGCCGATACTGGCGAGCGTCGTGATGCCCGGCCAGCGACGGAGCACCGCCACTTGACCGCTCTTAATGTCGGAAGTGACGTTCGGGTTGTCGCCCGGCAGCGGCTCCGCGTAGCAGCCGACCAACCGCTTGCAGCTCGCCCGAAGATCAGGAAGCTGCAGTGAAGAGAGCGGGAGCTGAATGGTAGTCGGTTGCTGCGCGGGCATTTAGATGTAGTTCGGGCCGCCCCAAGGGCCGCCTTGCGATCTCGACATCTCGCCGAGATCCGACTCCGCGAACTTCAGGTAGCGCTTGTTGAGCCGGCGGAGCGCCGCCTTGATTTGATTGCCGAGCACCGATATGTCGTCCGGATCGGGCGACGTAGGGATACTGACGCCATAGTGCGGCGCAATCCATGCGGCTAAGCATAGTTTTACGTCGCCGATGTCTTCATCTTTCAGCGGCGCGTTACTCGCGAGCTGAGCGGTAGTTTGGGGGTACCAGCCCATAGCGCCCCAGCCGTCTCGCTGGTTGGTCGCCATGTTGTCGTTGAGAATCGTGAGTCCATTTGCCGTCTGCGTCGGGCCAGCCTGCTGGCCTTCGCGAACGATGCCAATCTTTTGGAACGCCTCAGTAATGATGGCCTGATTGGTGGTCGCCACGGTTTCTCCTAGAATTCAGTGCGGGTCTCTCCCCGCCGTCAAGCCTGTTATGCGCGGCTTTCTCCACCTGCGTACCGGGTGAGGCGGTCGCAGGCAAATTGTTATTTTACAGCACGCGGATCCACGTACGCGGACCCGAGCCCTTCGTGATATCACCGTTGAGCACGTACTTGTAGCGCACCGTCGCGCCAGCAGCGATGCTGGCCGGGGTGGTGCCAAGTAGCACGTCATTGGTGTTCGCGTTGAGCGCGCTGAGCGTCACCGTACCGGCGGATCCGACGTAGTTCTGAATCTCTGCGTCGGCCCCGTCGGGCGGGTTGAGGGGCAGGGTCACGGTGATCGAAATCGCACCAGCCGGCGCAAGCACGAGCTTGCCCGTCTGCATGGCGATGACCGCGCCGGACACGAGTCCGCCGGTCACGCCGTTGATAGCGATACCGCTGTAAAAGTCAAACGGAATGCCCCAGCAGTCCGAGTGGCCGTAGACGTTACCTTGAGTTGAAGCCATATGATTACTCTCCTAATGCCCAGGTTACGCCGGGACTTCGATATTGCGGACGGCCAGCTCCGGATAAGCGAGCACGGCACCCACAAGCAGATCGAGTCGAGCCGGGAGCACGTCGTTAGACGGATCCCACTGCTGGGCGAATCGGATGTTGTAACCCTCGAACGCTTCCGCAGCCGTCATCTTGACGAGAGGGCTGAGGTCGAGCATCGGAGGATTGGCAAACACGATCGCGTCACGGTACCAACCGAGCGACTGCTTGATCAGCTGACCGCTGATAGCCGCGAGGGCCGTCGAGCCAGTCTGACCGAACACGTAGATCGCGGCACCAGTAGCGGGGACAGAGTCCACGTTCTGGTACGCGCCGCCAGTGATGATACCGGGGGCGATCGACGCGGTGATAGCGCCCGCAGTGTCCGACACGGTCGTAAGAACCACGAACTGCTTCAGACGACCGAGGGAGACCTTGGTCTCAGGATCGACCTCGTTCACGCCCGCGATGCTGATGACGTCACCAGCATTGAGGGTACACTGGCCGGACTGCCAGCCGTTGGTCGCGAGCGAGAACGACGCCACGAACGCGTTACCCGCGCCGCTGTTGCTCTGGCCCGCTCCGTTGACGACCGGAGCTGACGTAGTGCCGAAGGAACCGATAACGTGAGTCGGCATCTTCGTATTGCGGAACGCGACGTAGCCTGCCACCTTTTCCGCGATCACGCCCTCCAGCCACTGGTCGGAGATCGTGCTCTCAGGGTTGAAAAGGCCCTTGTTGTCACGGACGAAGTAGCGCGAAGTCTGCGGGGTAGCAGTGAACGTGCGCCGGTCGTCTTCAGGAGCCAGCGCTTCCGTCAGGTACTGCTCGTTCTGCAGGAGCTGATCGTAGGTCGCCGTGGTGTTGTACGCGCCGCTAAACTTCGGAACGGCATTGACAAGCGCCGTGGTGAAGTTTTCGACGCCAGCCGCGAGACGCGCGAGCGCCGGTTCAAGAGTCTGCTCTTCGAAGTTGTTGAGCAGCATCGCACGCTCAACGCTCGTGAAGTTCAGATCGACGCCGAGCTGCTGGTTGACCAGCAGTGTAGCGAACCGCTGTACGCTGTTCTGCGCGTTCATCTGCGGGCCGGTACGAAGGACGTACTGGAACGGCAGACGGATCGAGAGCTGCTGACCGAGGATGACCCCATTGATGGGGCCCGGGAGCAGGCTCTGGTAGTCTCGATTGGTACGCCCCGTGAAGTTGCTCTTAGCGTGGAGAAGAACCAGCGCCTTTCGAGCTACCCATTGGGCCGTGATCAGTGAGTTTGCCATGTGTGGACTAAACCTTCCTCTTCAATTAGGCGAGACCGCGCAGCTTTCTAGCCTGCAGTCGATCTGCCTGTTTCGCCGTCCTGTGCTGGCGCGCGAATTCTTCCATCCCGATGCCGGGATCCTGAATGTCGCGCCCCTGCACGCGTCCCGCAGCCGGTGTGGGCTTGGGAGGGGGCGGCGCCTGTGTGATGGACTTCTTTGCGCCGGGTTTCGCACCCGGCTGTGTAGTCTTGACGTCTGCCTTAGACCGCTCGATCTCTCCGATGATGCGACCGATCTCCAGCAGTTGGGCGTCGGGCGCGAGCTTGGCGATTCGCACCGCCATGTCCGTGTCCTTCCCAAACGCGTGAAGAATCTCCGCCGTGTGCGGCGAGCGCGCAACAGCCAGTGATGCCACCTCTGCGAGCTGGTTCTTCGCCAGCACCGGGTTTTTCAACGCAACAGTCTCGAAGTCCGGGTGCTCTGCCGCGTAGGCTGATACCTTCGCGTTCACGCTCTCCCGTAGCCTCGACTGCTCCTGCTGCGCGGACATCTTCTGCATCCGAGTCGCGACCCGCTGATCGGCTCGCGCGTCGATCCACGCCTCCATCTTCTGCCGTAGCTTCTCTTCGTCGTAATTGATGTCCGGATCCGAGATCGTCGGCATCGGACCAACTTTGACAGGAGGAGCAACGTCATCAGAGGCCGTGGTGGCAGCTGGAGTAGTGCGGCCCGAGCGCAGCTGTTCTAATTCAGCCTGCAACTCCGCGACCTGCTTTTCCTTCAGCTTGCCGTATTCCTTGTATCCTTCGGCAAGGTCAAGCACTTCCACAATGCGTTCTGCGGCGGACCCTTTCTTCGGTGCCGGTTTGATAGGTTCCCCTACCAGATCGTCATCGTTAGAGGTATCCGATACGACGCCGAGATCGTCGGTTGAGGTGGACTGGTCCTCAGTTGAGTCCGAAGTCCCATCTCCAGCTGCGGGCTGGTCTTCCGAAATGACAACCTCACTGTCGCTTGATGGAGTAGCGGCAGCTCGGCGCCCGGCTTGCGCCGCCGGGGTAGCGTCAGCCTGTCCAGATTGCACGGCGGCGAGCGCCGCTGGATCCGCGACACCCGCCGGGCGAGCGCCAGCGAACGGGTTGGTCGTGTCGGCAACCTGGGTCTGCGGCGCCTTCTCGTAAGCCGAGAGGGAGTCGCGAGTAAATGTGTCAGCCATGATATCCCCAATTACACGCCGTGCGTCGGCGCGAGACGTTCACCAGACATCAAGCCGCCCTATGCGGCCTTTTTCGGTTTCGGTTTGGCCGCGTTCCGCGCTTGGATATCCGCCAGCTTGCTGGCGTGCTCCAGTTCGGCCGCGTGCTTCTCACGCGCGTGCTTCAGCGCCTGCTCGTGAGCTTCTTTGTCGATTCGCAGCTTGTGCTCGTGCGTGGCTCGCTCTTTGAGAAGCCCTGCCACGTGCTCCTGGTGCGCGCGCTGCAAGCCGGTCGCGTGCGCCTGCGCCTGCTGCTGCATGTCGAGCTGCTGTTGCTGCTGGGCCTGCATCTGGTCCTGCTGCTGCTTCTGCTGGGCCTGTTGCAGCTCCTGCTGGTGCTGCTGGTCGCCCTGCTGCATCTCCTGCTGGTGCGCCTGCTGATCCTGCTGCATTTGCTGACCGGAGGCCGCTGCTTCTGCCTGTGCCGCCGCGTTGTTGTTGCCGATGTCGTGCGCGATCTTCAGGTTGGCCATATGCTTGTTCGCGACTTCCATGATCTCCTTCTGGTGAAGGATAGGCGCCGCCGAAGCTCGACCACCCGCCACCGTTGCGTCGGCGGCCATCTTCTTGATCTTCTCCTGAAGGAGCTGCTGCTCGGCTTGAACGCGCTGCTGCTGCGGGTTGGGCTTCACGTTCTTCATCTGCTGCGCCTCTTCAGGCGTGGGCGTAATGATGCCCTGCTGAATAAGCGGTATGCGCAGCCGGCGAGCCATCTCGCTGGCGTCTGGCGTATCGACGTTCTTGGCGATCAGATCCGCAATCACGCCGCCTGCGTTCGGCAGGCTTTCTGCGATGCCGATCAGCGTGTCGAGCGCCTCCTGACGCGCGGTCTGGTAGTTCGGGCCGACCGTCACGGTAACCTGATAGACGCCTTCTTTCAGGTCGTTCAGGATATCGCCGTTCCCCTGCTGGTGGTTAATCGCCACCTCGCGCTCGATTCCGTCCGCCCCGATGATCCGCTCGATGCGGTGCGAGTCGTAGACGGTCGGGATCATGTCGATAAAAATTTCCCACGTCAGCTGCAGCGCGGCACCGTAGCCGTCGATAAACTCGTAGCTGCCGAGGTCGGAGCGCTTGTTGTGCTGAACGAGGGCCTTGCCTGAGACGCGGTTCGCCTCTTCGGCATTGCCAAGAGACGCGTCGTAATACCCGATTGTCGCCTGGATGTCCGCGATGGCCTGCTGCGCGAGCGCGATAGCGCCTTCGGGCATGTCGATCGGTGCTTCGCGGTGAGGCATGCCGTTCGAGCCGGCTGCCTTCGGATCGACGTTGTACGGCAGGTAAGGGCGCGGGCTGACGTTCGCTTCCGCCCACACGCCCTCGTACCCTTTGATCATTGTCTCGGTGACGAGGTACGGTGCCTTCGGCACGAGGATGCTGCGCTCGATCATGTCGGACGCGCGGCTGTTGTAGCTGCGCTGCGCGTCTTTCGCGTGCCTGATCAGCGACTGAAACTTCTTTCGGCCCTCGATGTTGATGTAACGACCGGGGCAGCGTATGACCGGGATGCGCTTCCAGTCGTAGAGGATCGGCCCTTCAAGCACGTTCGAGCCGTCAACCTTCACCCACAGCACCTTCCAGTTGATGCTGTTGCGAATCATCAGCTCGCCCGTCTTGTAACGCGCCACGCGATCCGTGCCGTGGTCCTCGTACGTGATGCCTTCCTTTTCGAACGCCTCTTCGGCGGCGCGAGCAGCGGCGTCGTACTCGATCACTTTGCCGCTCTTCATCTTGGCGATCTTGACGCTGGTCGGCACGCGCTCAAAGTACTCCGCGATGCGGACTTCTTTGTCCGTGAACCAGCCGAAGCTATCGCGCGAGACGTTGAAGCTTTGCCCGTTGCCGTCTTTGTAGATGGCGTGGTAGACGTCTTCGCTTATTCGCTCGGCGACGATGCATTGGTTAGCATCGCCCGCGCAAGGATCAGAGCACTGCGGATCCCAAATTACCGTCTGCGGGTTTGAGATGTTGATGACTCGGAGCACCTGATCGAACGCGCTCGACTTGAGCCCTTCGGTCATGTACATCGGCATCACGCGCCACGCGCCGAAGCCACCGGCCACCGCGTACTTGTACTGCTCTTTGTAGATCTGGTCAGCGCGGGAAGCCTGCTCAATGCTGCGACAGAGGCCACCGAATATATCGGCGACCGGTTCAGTG